CTTTTGCTTTGTTAGCAGTTACTGAAGCTTCTGTAATGTCAACCAAATATGCATTAGCTGCATCTGCCGAAGACAGATATTTTGGTGCAGAATTTGCTTCGTCTGTTTTTCCCCATAGAGCCATTGTTGTTCTCCTTATTGCTATGAGTCTATATTAATTATAATATACTTAAATTAATATTTTGATGCTTTCTTACTTGCAACCTTCGCCGCGTTAAGTGCATCTTTAGTACCATCATGATCAGCACCAAATTTTTTGTGCATATTAATTACATGCTGATGGGCTCTTGCAGCATTATCGTGATGTTCAGCGCCTTTTGGCCATTTATTACCTACGGGCTTTGCTTTTGCTGCATGATCTGCTGCTGCTTTTTTATGCATTGCTAAATCGATTTCTTCTCCAATCTCTACTGATTCGCGAGCATCAATATAAGCTTTTGTCTTACGTGCTTTTGCCATTTGCTTTTTAGCGTAATCCATTGAACCCTGTGCTGCTGCACCTTGAGCTTGAGACTTACGTTTGACATAAGCAGATTTTGCCTTATCCATAGAGATTTCGTCTAGGTTTTCTGCTTGTTCATTCATATATTCTTTAAACGACTTCATTACTTTTGTCCTCTTTTAGCTGATAGATATGCGGCTACTGCCATCTCTCTACGTTGTTTATCTGATTTACCTGCAAACTGTGGGGCGTCGGACGCCTTAAAATCTTTAATCCAAGAACCAACGCCATCTGACACGTTAAGCTCTTCTTTCATTGACTTTCCGTGTGTATTAGTAGCATGTTTACGCAGCGCTTTATAGAATTTGTTTTTAGCATTTCTATCTGCCATATCTAAGCCTTTTTCACGCTTACGGATAATATTTTTTTCTTTTGAATAATCAGCCTTATCGCCGTCACGCACAATCTTAGCAGTAGCTGAGTTACGAGCACGATCACTTTGATACTTTGCTTTGTCTTTATATCTTCTCATTGCATTAGGCGTATCAAGTACTTCGTCAATTTGAGTTTCTTCTTTAGCAAGTTTACCTGCAGCACGGCTAATGCCTTGACGTCTCTTAAGACCCTTTTTACCTTTCCAAGGACTAGCGCCTCTTCCAACGTCGTATGCACTTTGAGTACGATCATCTGATGCTTTTCTAATATAAGAAGCAAGTGTAGATTTTTTCAATTCGTTTACTTGTTCAACTTCTTCTTTCATGCTTGCCATTTTTTTCAAAGCTTTTGAATGGTGTTGTTTCTTATTCATAGCTTTTACCATTTCAGCGTTTGACTTAGCATTCTTCATCATTGCTGTAGCGTCTGCTACACCTTGAGTATGGTGGGCTTTTTGTTTATCGTAAGCTGATTCATCAATAGCTGCTGCAATAGCTTTTCTACGATTATGAAGATACTTATCAGTACCATCAACTTTACCATCGTTATTGATGTCTTTATCTTTACGATCTTTGTGCTTACCTTTAAGCTCTTTTTTATTTACTGGATCCATGTTAATCTCCTAATACTTTCTAGTATTTATTAGTTATCTACTTTGGCACCACCGCGCCACTGGTAACAGGACCAGTACTTCGCTTTCCACTTAGGGCCTGGATTATCACATCCATGGCGAGCTCTAAATGAAGCACGACGCTTAGGGTCATCCCTTTTAATTTCCATATTCGGATCACCGAATCTTACTACAACAACTTTACCTTTGTCGTTTTTCACGTACACTTTAAATTTTTTATTTGGATTTTCAGAAGTACGAATAGGATCGTTAAGCTTAACCTTTTTACCTTGATACTCAGCAGCTTCTACTACGAGATCTTCGTAAAGGTTACACTCTTCACAATATTGATCAATTTGTTCTTCTCTTAGTTCTTTAAAGCTTTTCATTTCTTTTTCTTCTTTTTGTTATCAGGATGCCCTTTACCGCCATCGGCTCTATTTGCCCATACAGCTTTTCGTTGAGCATGAGATACGTATTCTTCATCCATATCATCGCCTTCTGCTTCAAGATAATCACGTACTGTACGAATATAATCTGTAGCTTTAGTCATTTTAGACTGAACCCACTCAGGCAGATTATCATCGTCTTGAATCATACCCATTAGTTTATCTACAGCAGAATCAATTTGCTTAAGTTGTGTTTTAAGCATACTTCCTTCTTGATCGTATTCGCCAGGATCTTTTGCTTCTGACATGAATTCTGAAAAACGTTTCATTTGATTACCCGTAAAGTTTTGTTAGTGTATTTGGACCAGCTACACCATCTGCAGTTAGACCATTTGCTTGTTGGAATTTTTTAACTGAACGCTTTGTACCTGGACCAAAGATTCCATCTGCACCAATACCCAATGCAGCTTGCATATTTTTTACTTCTTCACCGCGATCACCAACTGACAATGTTACTGAAGTAGAACCTTTAGCTTTCTTAGTTTCTTTCTTAGGCTTAGGCGCTGCTTTACCAGTAAGAAGTTCCATTGCTTCTTCGAAGTGATGTTCTCTATCTTCTAACCCGTTATAGCCACCATTAATACGCTTTGTTGCTTTCTTTACATCGCAAGCATCGGCATACTTATTCAAACCATTTGTATCCCAGAACCAACATGCTGACTCAAGTGCACCTTCTACTGTCTCAACATATTCAACTGCGTCTCTTAATCCTTTTCCGATTGAGTCGGCAAAACGTGTATAGTTATCTCTGCCGGTAAGCTGAATATACCCACGTCCTCTGAACTTCCATCCATCACCAGAATCTGTATCACCATTACCCATACGGCTAGCGTAAACAACATTAGCAATTTTTTCCGGTTTGCGTGCATATTCTTCTGCATCTCTTCCACCACGTTTAAAGTACTTCCCAAACACAGCGTCTAAAGCTTTTGCTGAATAGTTTAGGTTTTCTGCCATAAAAACAAATCCACCTGACTCATGTCCGCATTGTGCAAGAAACATTGCAATACGCTCAGGTGTGTTGATTTCATATTTTGGTAGTAGTTCTACCATCGCTTCATAAAGCGCTTTACCCTTTTTCGCTTTTGGGAACATGTGCTTCATGTGATCAAGTGTAAGTGGAAAATCTGACATTATTTTACATCCTTTATTTTATTTGCTTTTGGTTCTTTATACACATTCTTATGTGTTTTCATTGGCTCTTGGCCAGGAGTCTCTCTAGCATATTTATCAGCTAATTCACTAGTGCCCCAGTATCCTGCTGCTTCTGCAATATTTTGTAATGCAGTGCGAAGCTTAATCTTATTACGCATATCTAATTCACCGTGATGCTTTTTAATCATTTTGCTTAAATGATTAGCAGCTCGTGTAACCCTTGCTTTATTTGATCTATGGTTATAATCTCCGGCTTTGTCTTCTGCATCTAATGTCTTTTTATACGCTTTAATTACCTCTGGATGTGGTTTTATTTCTTCATACATATAAGATTCGTATTGGAACGTGTGAGAATAGTCTGCAACCTTTTTACCATTTTTATATTGGCCCAATTTCATTGCCATTTCTTTAGCATAACCTTTGGGACTATATGTATCTGCCCACTCCCACTCACCATTTTGCCATTCCATAACCTTCCATTCGCCCCTATGGCGTTCGTTATGGTCTAATTGTTTTTCAACTTTAAATCTACGACCAGTTGGAAATTTAATTTCAAGCTCTCCATTAGGCCCAGCACGCTTCCAACTAGGTGCCTTTGCTGCTTCTGCAATATATTCTTCAGGCACGCAGTTAGGGACCATTTTCTTTCCCTTCTTTTTCATGCCTACTTGCTTATAGCCTTTCCAGCATGCTTCTGAAATTTGTTTAAAGGTTTTCATTTGCCTTTCACCTGAGATGCAAGATCTTTATCTGCTTTGCCCCATGTACCAGAAGATTTAGTAACAAAAGAATTAACTCGTGCAAATCCCCATTGTGATGGTGTAGTACCCGGCCTATGGCCAGTACGCCATGCCGCTACGCCTCGATCATATACTTTTTTCAATACGCCATATGGCATGCCTGATTTTTCAGCCTTTTTCTGTAATGCAGATTTTACTTTTGATTCGTCAAGCTGTAGTGATTCGTGTATTTCTTTCACTAACTGTAATAGCTCTTCATCGTTTTCAAAAGATTCTTTGATTGGTTTATTAGCCATAGAAGTTTTAGAACGAACTGCACGTACTTTAGCTCTATCAAGCTCTCGCTCGTGTGAACTTCTCATTCTATTCTTCTCATCTTTATGCTGATCTTTTAGCCTGTCGATCTCCGCAGTTTGTTCAGTAGCCATTTTACGATTAAACTTAAAACGACGGTCATGCTTTACACTCCCATCTTTTTTTAATAATTCGTGAAAACGTTTTTTCTTTGGTGTGTCATATTCCTCACCATACATTTCACGATACTTTTTAGTATGCTTAGATTCTTTTGTCTTTGCAGTAGCATCACCCGGTGCTGGTTTATAAGCAGCTGGATTATTATCATCCATCTTTGCACCTTTTTCAAAGTGTGCTTTACGCTTTGCCGCAGTTGACTTAGATAGACCAGAATGGTATGTTTTATTTTCAAACATATTTTCAAACTGTTCATTAATGTTAATAGTAAAAGTATTTTCAAATTGCTCGTTAACGCTCTTACCACGAATACGTGCCATTTCAACTTTTCTTACTTGAGGAATAAGTCTTTTTGCAATACGCTCAATAGCAGCTTGACGCTTTTGAACTTTCTTATCAATCATAGACTTTTCACTAGCTGACATTTCCTGATAAGATTTACCTTGAGCTCCGGCTACCTTTTTACGAATAACGTCAATAGCTTTTTTACGTGCTCTTTTCTTAATAGTCGCAAGGTCAGCTTTACGTTTCATTTTACGCTTACGTGCCATAGCAATACGAGACGCATACTTTTTCATAATACGTCCACGTTTCATACGCTGTGCTACTGTAAGTGGAGCTTCTGTAAGAAGTCCTTCTGCTTCTAATTCTTCTGACAATTGCATACCTGCTCTTACTAGATCATATAGTTTTTGGGAAGATGATTGTAATTTACGTGGTAAACCTTTTTTAAACTCTTCTGGTTTACCTTGAGATGCGAGTGCTCTCATTTTAGATGCTGACATGCCTGACACATCATCTGCATCCGGATCACGTTCACCGGCTGACACGACTTTAATGCTATCAAAGGTATAGTCTTTACCATTATATTTTGCTAATAGATCGTCAAATTGTTTTACACGATCTGAGCCTACAACTAAAATTACATTCTTATAAGATTTTTGTAGCTCGGCTAAAACTTGCATAATAGTTTTAGCTGTAGTCTTTTTTACAATAGAACCAAATGCTTTCTTAGCATATGCGATCTTATCATTATATGAAAGGGGATTCTTTTTCTTATCCTGAGATTGGCTTAAGTACACAACAGGAGTTGCGCTATTTTGTTTTGCCACTGATTGGATTTTATTTACAAGCTTTTCGTGGCCTACTGTAATGGGATTCATTCTACCCCAGCCAACAACTACTGTTTTACCAGCTTGTTCTTTTAAATCAGGATTGATTTCAACAGTGTTCTTTACGAACTCTTTGTTGTCTTTTTCCTGTTTCTTTGTCTTTTTTTCGACGGGCTTTTGAGCCTCTACGTTCTCATTATCGTTTTCCATTGTACCTCTCTATCGCAGGTTTTCCAAAGACTGACTGCAATTAACTAAGACTATTTATAATATGTCGTAACCCAACCTTTGGATATTTTGAGCGCCAATAGTATTATTAATCATAGTGATATGATTTTGTGTTAATTGCTGTGGCTTCATTTGTAAATAGTAATTTTCTATTTGTGGATTATAATTTGAAGATTGACTTACTCTTCCACGCGCAGGAAAAGTCCATGTTGGTTTAGTTTGTGTAGCACCAAATCGTGTTTTCATGCCTTCAAAAATTGCAATCTTTTTTTCTTCAACTAATAAATCTTCATACTTAATAATAAGCATATTGCGTTTCTTTTCTTCTGGCATTTTCCAAAACCATTCATTATGAAAGTGAAGATAAGTTTTAGCTAAATTAGCTAAATTTATTTTTTGTGGACCAAGCTGAAACTCTGGTTGAATAGCTTCTTGCGCTGGATATTTACGTTGAGTTTTAATCCAATCAACAGTGTTACGGAAACAAATAGATTCTACCCAAGTGTATGGATTTTTATGAATAACGATTGTAGGTACTTGTGGATTCCAACCTTGAGGTGGATCAATAAAATGTTTCCAACATGCATTAGTTCTATTTTGTTTTTGGGCACCAAAGTTTTGAGTCATTGATTGCTCAATAAAATTTGTACCCGATCTCTGTAATCCAAAAATAAAATATTTCATCCTGTAAATCCTTCTCGCCATTTATTCGAAAAGGCTTCTCTATAATTTTGTACTTGTGCTCGTGGGTGGTTTTTAAATTGTACAGTACGCTGAATATTAGATGTTGACACTCGAGCCCAACATACAACTTGTTCTGGTTCTGATACGTATAGTGGTAAACCAGACTTACGTTGCATCATTAACCATTTGTCTACGCCAACACTAATTCCATTATCTCTAGCATCTTGCCATAACCACGCCGCGGTCTTTGGAGTAAGCCCTGCTGCGTGTACACCTATTGCTCGTGGTATTTCTTTGAGTCTTTCAATAGGACCAACTGGATTATAATCGGTTTCATTGACTACTCGATGACCAAAGGTAACTACAGCCATGTCAGGTATATCAATATTTTTTACATCACCTTTTACAATAGCGTCATGTTCTAGAACAATGCATGCCTTATCGAGTTCAATGATACGTTTCCAACATTTAATATGAGAACTATGACAACAGCAATTGCCTTGAGTATTACTATAGCGTGGATTCTTTTTAGCCCCTACCGAACGAAAAGCTTCATCACATGGTACGTTTTCTACGGCATTAATAAACTCATATGGTAATCCATGCTTTTCACATGACTCTGCACATCCCTTTGCGTATTCCATTGAGATTTCATTTTCAAGTCTTCGAATAATAAGTGCACGATCAATTTTCATAAATCTCAAAATCCTTTGCAAAATATTCTTCTACTGCCTTTTTTGTAGCAGCATCGTAATAATCATTTATAAGATTAGGATCTGTTGGTTTTATACCAGCTTTAAACGCTTGTAACCCATGTTGAGGTTTACCATATTTACTTGCAAACGTAGTGGTGTGAATATTTAAACTATCATAGTTCCAAAACTCTCCTACGTTTTCATCACCTATTTTTAAATAGTCGGATTGTAGTATATGATTAGAACCATCTGATTCATAGTATCCATTCTGCATAATTTGTCTAAACTGGCTAGGTGTAGCACTTGTTCTATTATTTCTATTTAAAAAGAAAAACAAACTTAATTGGCGTTCGAATGGATTTCTTATTACGCCAATTACTCGTTTATGACGAGCTGCTTCTTTTGTAATAAGACCTTCATTAATAATCTCATTTAACGTAAGATGAATAAACCTATATTGCTTACGATGTTTATCTAAAACAGCTTGTGGGATTCTACTATTTTTAATACCAGAATCTCCAACTGCCGTATAGTAATCGTCGGGATAGCAATAGTTTTTAATAAAGAATGTAGCTAAGCTAGTGCTTGCATTCTTTGGAATTCGTATAAAAATAAAATTATGTTTTTCACTTATGACCATTGTACTATATTAGGATTCGAGTCGTTTAAATATTCTTTAGCATTTTTTTGATGATGAGCTTTGAGCTTATCCATATCAAATTCAACACTATCTTTAATTAAAATACCAGTGCAAGCTGGATATGTCTTATCTATATATGCTTTATAACCAGACGGTGGAGTAAAGCCACCATTGTAATGATTCGTAATACCAGGAGGTTGATAATCGTGGAATGTAATAAAATCAAATTTATCATATAAACGAGTTAAAGCTTCATATCGTAGGCTTGAAATACTATCGATAAAAAGAAAGTTAAGTCTATCGTCCATATGACTCATCCAAAATTCATAAGCATTTTGCAAAAACTCTTGGCTTACCATATGTCTACGAGTTGCTCGTGTAGCGGGATTCAAAGTAGTTTGGTGAATAAGCTTACGATTCTCATCTTCGGATAGATCGGCTTTCATCTTATCTACCCACTCTTTGTCAGTCTCAATAGAAATTGTATAAGGACTGTGCTGAAAGAACATAGGTGTACTATTATATCCAGCACCTAGTTCCATAACACCAGTAACTTTAAAAAATTCTATGATTGTTTTATTAATGGGAACGTGGGATCCCCATGTACGCATGTGTTGTTTATTCATAATGACTCCATATAAAAAAAGAGGACCGAAGCCCTCTTATTCAAAGACCTTCTGGCCTATTTATTATGATTTTAATTTGGCGATTTGCATCATGCAATTCTTAGCTAGATCATATTGACCTTGACTTGCAAAATGAGTAGCTGCTCTGCTATATCCAACAACTTCAGTCCATCTTAAAAATCTGGCCCAAAGTTTTTGGAAGTATGAACGATGATCGATTGTGACTGTATCTACTAAAAACGCCATTATACCCATCCTTTTAAATTTTTATTTACTGGTGGAAAAGATTCTTCTGCGATACTACGAATCTCACCGCGTGAAATTCCAATATCGTTTAGCTCTTTATTTGAAAGCTTTGATAGTTCTTTAATCGTATCATTGATTTTTGAACGTCTATCCATCTGCGCAATAATGCGATATACAAAAGATGAAATCCAGTCTAAGCGGAAGAACTCAGCAGTGGTTAATACTAAATGTGACATGTGTGACTCCTGTAATGTCATTCCTTTTCAAGAATATTTATTACAGAAATAGGTAAAAATGGGTTACCAATTAGGTATAGCCGAGTTGCACATATGTCAACTCTAGCCTATAGCTCCACCACGCTTAGTATAATTATCGTAATAAGTTTTATCGAGTTCACCTACCGCAGTTGGGTTGGTTACTTTTCTACATTTAATATACGTTTCTCTTACCGAACCACTTTCAGTAATGTACGTACGTATACCTCCGGCAATTGTACCATGTGTATCCGGATAAGTATCGGCAATTGTTGCTGCATTATCGTATTCCCAATCGGGATTATTTATTACTGCTACCCAAGCCATTTTTTACTCCGTTGGATTATCTATTAAAAGAATATCGAACGCTGCAGTAACTCTAGCATTATTTGATCTTACTGTAGCTCTAATATCAATATCTGTTAATTCGGGCATTTGAACTGGTACAGAAAATTCATAAGTATATTGTCCGCCTACACCTGCAACCTCAGCAGTATGGCCAATTCTAAATGCTCCAACTCCACCATAACGAACAAACATATCAATTGTAGCGTCAGCATTAGATTGACAAGTTGCAGTACCTTTAGTGAGGTACGCCGTTTTTCCTGCCGGCACGGTATAAATTGCCATTAATGTTTGACCTTTATGGATGTTAATTCTCAATATTTCGGTAGGAGTACCAGTCGTGGTAGAAACGCGGATTTCTGTTTGGTTATCGGCTGAAGTAAATGCTCTATATACGCGAGCAAAAATTTGTGCTCCACCTCCAACTGAACCAGTGATTGTTATTGTTTCTTCTACTGGTAAGAAGTTTTCATCGAGTCCAATAATGGTTACATCAACACCATCATCTAATGTAGAAGTAGATCCATTAGATGTTGTTGTTGCAATAGTAAGTGGGCCAGGTGTAGCAAATGCACCCCAAGGATAATAAGTATCAGATTTATCCCATATGGAACCAACACCTGGATTAGTTGACATAAGAGGAACCGCACCAAATTTGTGGATGTTTGACCAACCATCTACTTCTCCTGCAGCAATAGGTACATTAGAAGCAACTCCGAATGAGTTGATTATGTTACCATCTTTGTCCGCAAGGTTAAACGCTTCAAATAGCGTTTTGTTTCCAGGTAAGTATGCTTGGGTGTCTTTATTCCACTGTGCCATTTATCGTTGCCAGCCTTTAATTATATCAGCTGAAAAGTTTGCTCTACTAAATTGTAACCGGTCTATTAACTTAACTGCGTTTTTACCAGTACGATCTATTGCGACAAACCCTTCTTGCTCAGTTACTTCGTATCCGTTCGGTGTTAATAATAAAGTATTTATACGTTTGGCCGTATCGAGCTTACGTACAATCATAAGTTTAGCATCTACAATAAGGTTATACAATTCAAATAGTCTTACGATTTCTCGTTTGTCAACTACACTAAAATATTTTAAGACTTCTTTGGACTTATCTCTTTGTGCTTGTTTGCCACGTTCTGATTTACGTGCATCCTCTTGCTTTTTATAATAGCCCATTATATAGTCTACAAGTTCGTTAACAAAACGACTAGGATTCGTGATACGCTGGCCTTCGCGTACTTTGGCGTTCACGAATGTGTTGACTCTGAGTCTTAACTCTTCGTTCTTATGAATACCATCAATGGTTTCACGCTTAAGACCAGAGAATATCTTACCTGCCTGTGATAGAATTTTGGTAACAGCTTCTGTTTCTTTTTGAGTAAACGTAGCTAAACCAGATACGTCTTTATAAACTGCATCTACCGACCAGACGTTTTTGTTCTTTTTAAGAGTGCTTGCAATCTCCTTTCCAAAAGACGCTCGCATTGTTTCAAGTGAGTCTCCTCGGTATGTAGTGTGCCAGACCACTCCAATTTTTGAGGCAAGGATTTGTGAAGCGAGTTTGCTTTTCTTTGGTATCGAATAAACAATGGTATTAGGATGGAAAGTAATATGCGGTTCTCCATCAATCTCCACCGTTTTAATATCTTCTTGCGAATAGAGGAAATCACCTTGTACCACTCCTTCAATTCCTAGCTTAGGTAATTCCGCTAAAGCTAGTTTCAATTTTGTATTTAAATCGCCATCAGTGTCTGCGTCAATGTCTGCATTAGTTTTATATATCTTTGGATTCTTATTAAAGATACCTTTCTTTGCGACAAAGAACTTACCATCAGATGGATCTTTACCGGCAAAAATTGCAGGTGCACCATCCCATTTTACTGTAACATTTACTTTGCCTTTAGACTTACCCGCAAGCATGTCGCGTAGCGCGCGAAGAAAATTGATAGCTTCTCGTGTACCTTCAACGCCAGCATCAAGGATACGATCCTCAAGGTGAGTCATATGTGTATTTTTAGACTCAGTGATATATGTGGAAAAACGTTTCATTAAATTTTTACCGTTGGTTTTGCTACGCCACTCGTGATACGCTCAAGGAAAATTTCTTCTTTCTTAATTTTCTTTACTGCGACAATATCACCAATTTTGCTAGTAGTGTTACGAATAAAGATAATGTCGTGGTTCTTAAAATAGTTTTCATAAGAACGTTCGACAAACTTATCTTCAATTACTTTGAGTTCTGCTGGAAAGTTTGCACGGATCTTTGCAATAGTACCTTTATTGACTTCAGCACCAGATCCATAACCAGCACGCTTTTGTAAGTCCTGCAAATCTCGTACAATGTCAGATATGGGGAATGTACCGCCTAACTTAAAGTTATAGGCATATCCATCAGAAGAAACATCAACAGCTTTAATCTCATACTTCTTTGATCCTACAACGAAATCAACCCCAGCAGAGGATCCTCCACCAAGGTGACCATCATTGACAAGAAAAAACATTGTAGCTTCACCTGGACCCACGCCTTTGAGTGGATACTTATGCATTTTAGTAAAGTTAGCCATGTCATTTGATCTAAGCGAAGAAATTAGGTTATTCAATTTTCTCATATCAACACCATTAATCGTCTTCGACAAATCAAAGTCTGGAAAGAAATTCTTATTAAACAAATACTGAATCTCTTTTTTGTATTTCAAAGTTTCAAAGTCTTTAGCTGTTAAGTTAAAAGCTGTAACCTTTTCTGCTCTACGGATAAAGTCCATATCCAAGTCAAGTGCAGGCATATTAATATTCCTCTAATACTCTTTCAAGTATTTATAAGAACTATTAACTTCTCCGCATTTGAGATATTTCGATTGCTTGTTCGCGACTCGATACTGGCACAGCGTTACTCTTATGCATAGTAGCGATACCTTGTACATAAGTGCCAGTATACTTAATAGAATCTTTTTTATTACCATTACTACAAATAGTATCGCTCGTAACACGAGGACCAGTGTTGTAATCTGGAATTTCGTAGATACCTATACGTCTACCATTCTTACCTTTTAAAGCTTTACCACCTTTGTAGCCCATACTTTTGAGCCAATCTTCGTGCTTACGCTTCGCTTCCTGGATTCTGTCCGCTTTGCTCATTTTCGCCTTTGGCATCATCATCATCCTTTTTCAATTTTCTATCATAATCACGGCCTAGGAATATATTGGTATAGAAATCAGAATCTTTACCACTGACGCCATTACGTATTAAGTACGTACGAAATCTATTTTCTAAACCACGTATACCATACTTGGCATATATATGCGATGCAGTAAAAGTAAAACCTTCAAAGTCCCATAATAAAGCCTCACTCATACTAATGTTGTGATCTTCCATCATACCCATAATACGATCATTAAACGTAGCTACGTTGAGTTTGATAACTGTTGGAAACATTATAGCCCCTTTACTTTCTAATATTTATTATAGGCAAGTATTCGGATAATGTCAATAGTTAAATTCAATAATTTTACTTTTATTGTGAATTTCTTTAATAAAACTATAAGGAGCACCTGACAATCTTTGAGCTACATATAACAAATGGTCTTCATCATACTCTTCACGAGCACACTCAAGAATCATTGCTTCGGTAAGGGCTTCTTTAATTTGATCATTTAGATTTAGCACGATATATATCCTTCACTTGTTGTACTGCGCCTTCTACTCGACTTGGATAATCTCCAAGGTAAGTACCAGACTTTAGCATATCTTCATTTAAGTATTCTTTATGATAGTGATCTATTTCTTCCCAATTGCTAAGTATTTTTTTAGCAAGTCTATCGAAACCTGCATCGCTTAGTATTGGTTCATCGTCAACATAGTATGCATAAGCTGCCATAATGTACCAAGGAACAGCCATGTTAATATTTCTATCGACTACATCGCAACAATCTTTATCTAATTCCATCAAAGGTCCTCATTAGTTGTTTTTCTAATTTGTACGCTTCAATTTCCCAAGGGGAATCTTCATAGGTAGTAGTATATATAACATTACACCATTGAGAAGGCATATTACCTTCACCTACAATTAATCTTTTTTTAAGAATTTGTTCAGCGTGGACTAGTTCATGAAACAAAGTAACCATTGTTTCTTTATAAGATATGTTTGAATTAATGTTAATCTCAACTACACCATCAACTACATCACAGTCTCCACAACCCGAAACATCTTCGTTAAATTCAATTACGAAGTACGAGTCTTTAGGAAACTGTAAAGTCTCATTAGCATGCATCATAAGCCTATCCATTAGATCAAAGGATAGCCATTCTGGATTATCGTATATCTCATATATCATGTATCTAATATAATATTTTTTTCGCAAATGTCAATAGTTAAGTGCGAATTTATATAAATAACTATGTGGGTGCGTATATACGTTAACAACGTAAGAGGCAAGTGTGAGATTAGCTTTTAAGCGAAACACAACAGGAATAGTCGAGGCAGCACAATGGGTGCCAGTGGGGTTCTGCTCGACATCGCATCAAGCCGAGTGAAAGACCGCTTATTTTGTAGGCGGTCTTTCTTTTTGCTTAGCAAAAAATATTGGAGTGTACCCACCAAAGCCAGAACCCAAGTTGAGAGATCGACAAAGAGTTCTGGCTTCTTTTTCTTCTTCAAAAGCTTCTATTACGAGATTGGTATCTTTTTCTATTATATGAAACTCTTCTTTTATTTTTGCTACTTTATAAGTCATGCGAAACCTTCAAAGTTTGGTTTCTTACCACGGAACTTAGTAATCTTTGAGTCTTCTTCGTAACGTTCACCAAAGGCACTATTATCCATTACAGTTTTTTCACGTTGCTTTTTTGGTTTCGAATCGTTAGTTAGATTTTCTTGAGCTGATTCTTCTACATTAAAGAGTTTCATTCGAGATCGATCAATACCTACAACAAAACGTTTTGGATTGGCAATGTCACCCCAGCGATTCTTAAGTTGTTTTACCATAATTTGACCAAGATTTTCAAGTTCTTCACTTGAGATAAGACCAAACATAAAGTCTGCAGTTGCTGGTAGACCAAAGGATTCTGAAGTGTCGGTAAGATCCATGTCAGAATTTGAATAGCCAGAACGAGTTGTTTGAGTAGCTGAAAATACTGGAACATTGAATTCAACAGCAAGGCCACGTAATTCTTCGGCAATAGCTTTGATGTAAGTATATGAGTTTACATTAGCACCCTGTTTCATACGTGAGCTCATACAAATATTAAGATAGTCAATATAGATAATGTCTGGTATGAAATTCTTTTTGAGTTTAAGTTCATTAAGTAAAAATCTAAAATGGTTCGAACCAGCCGAAGCTGTTGGATATTCTTTTACAATAAGTTTACCATTTGTACGTTTACGAATATTACTCATTCGCGAGTGGTATACATCACGAGTAAGATAACGAAGATCGTCGAGAGTAAGGTCGAGTAGGTTAGCATCAATACGCTCCGCAATTCTTTCTTCTGCCATTTCCATTGTAATGTATAGAACATTAAGTCCTTCCATTAGATTAGCTGCAGCACAGTGAGTCATAAACAAAGTTTTACCGACACCAGTGCCGGCCAATGCAATTGATAGAGATTTACGTGATACACCACCTTTAGTAATTTTATTCATATAGTCGAGATCGAAAGGAATCTTATCTTCTTTAGTGTGATAAAAGTCAAATCGTTGATCAGCATTTTCCACAAAGTCGTGGCCAATGTTAGTATCAAAGGCCACGCCGAGGGCATCGGAAAGTAGCTGTGGAATTGCGCCCTTATCGTATTCTTTATCCTTACCATCAAGAACAAGAATAGATTTCCTTACTGCATTATAGACTGCTTTATCTTGGCAAAACTTTTCCGTCTTATCAAGTAACCAATCGAGTTCAGTATCATTATCATATCCCATGTCGTCAATAGACTCTGAGATATTTTTATATCGTTCTTCGTTGAGATCATCCCGTTCATCAATCGAGATTTGTAGGGCCTCCTTAGTTGGAAGCCCGTTATATTGATCAATGTATTTTCGAATTTCTTGGAACAATACTTTCGTATCGTTATCTCCAAAGTATTCATCTTTAATGAATGGAACAACTTTTCTTGCGTATTCTTCGTTGTGAATAAGACTTGAAAGAATTGTATTTTCAATCATTCAGTAGGTTCCTCTACAGTTTCTTCTGATTCGAATAGTGCTTTGCCACCAACTGAATAACGTTCTTTAATCCAGTTAGCAAATTCAGTTTCGGTGAATAGCTGTTTCCAGAAATCGCCGTTATCAGCAAGTTCTTTAGCTCTATACATTTTATCACCAATCACTTCACCTGTCAATGGATCAACGCGCTCATACCAACCAGCTTTTGGTTTACGAAGATAGCCTGCTTCCATAGCAATATCCATTAGACCAGACCATTTCTTAATGCCACCTTCAAAAGTTACTGTAATAGGAATCTTAGACTTTTCCCGTACATGCCGAGACTTTTCAATATTAATCACAAAGTGATAACCCGCAATCTCAGTACCATCTTTTTCTTGCTGACGACCAATAATCCAAATAGCATCAGCCGAATAATAAGAACCTGTACCACCAGACACAATATCCTTTGGGAACATACCAATTTCTTTATAGGTATGGTTTACGCACACTAATGGAATATCTTTAAGATTTAGATGCGGTGTTACAATACGAAATAGTGACTTAAGCTGTTTAGCTCGTGTCATGTCAGCCACTGACTTCTGGTCAAGGGCGTCTTCTACTTCTTTCTTTGAAGCTAGGTTACCAATCGAATCAATAACGATTACAACCTTATCATTCTTTTCAATGTTTTCAAGTTGTTGAGCAATGTCGAACTTGAGTTCTTCAACATTAGTAATAGGTGTATGTACGACACGATCTAGATCAACGCCAAACGATTCAAAGTAAGATTGTGGTGTACCAAATTCTGAGTCATAAAATAATACGACAGCATCATCATATTTCTTTTGATAAGCTGCAGCCATCATTAAAGCAAAAGCTGACTTAAAGTGCTTAGATGGGCCAGCTAACATAAGTAAACCTGGAACTAATCCACCATCTACTCGACCAGATAGAGCTACGTTAACCATTGGTACTGGTGTGGTAGCCATATCTTTTTTACCATATACCTTTGAGTCAAGTATAGGTGCAGTCATCTTAATAGTAGACGACTTAGTTAATTTTTCAATAAGAGACATTTTTACTCCTTATGTGTAATAATAGTATACTAACACAGCTTATGTGGAATGTCAACTACCACTATAGATTTTTTGTAAGTGAGATTCAAAAGCTTCTACCTTCGTTAAACGATCTGGCCAAAGAATGTATTCCTTTTCAGGATTCTTTTTGAGATTGTTTAAGAGTGGAACAATAGCATTATATAGTTTATCAAGTCTTTCCTGTGTAGTAGTTGCGAGTTGCTCAGCGTCATTAGCTGCAGCTGTTGTTTGTTGTACTGCCTGTAGCTCGTCTTCATCTACTGCAGTAAATCCAAAATCGAATATGTCATCGCTCATGCGAAAAAGTCCTCCAATGTTGCAACCTTCTCGAGATTCCAGCCGACAGCTTCTACGATAGGTTTAAGTGGTTCTTTAAATGTTTTTTCAAATTGCGTATCATAGTCTATGAATTCTTTGAGATCAAACTCGCGTGGTAAGTATTGTGGAAATGAGATTACATTCTGCTTGATTGGATTAGGCATTTTGAGATAACAGAACTTGACTTTTGTACCATTTTGTATTGCTTCATATTCTTTATCGACACCATGTTCTTTAATGAAATGGTTATACAATATAGCACCGCGTACGTGGATGGGACAACCAGACTTGAACATAGCATTGTTATCTTTCCACTTAGTAATTTCAGACACACCACGAGGGAATGATACATCTTCGGGATCGAGTGATTTAAACTCAGTCTCGAAATCTTGAATAAATTTCTGGGTTTGTTCCTCCGTACCGGTTAGGATAATCTTAAATGCTTCTTTAAACTTGTTACGTACTACCATAGGTGTAGAAGACTTTACAGCTTCAATACCCATGATTTTCAGTTTAGGTTCAGCGTATTGTACACCTTCTGAGTTGTGAACATTAAGAATGTATCTTTTCTTTGCTGTCCATATACCACGATCTGCGATTACTTCTCGAGCCATTACCATTCGATTATCGTAAGCGCGCATGCGATGGAATAATTCGTCATATGCTTTTTCAAATGCAGGCTCAAACTTTTCTTGGCATGCTTTATCAAGGAACTTCACTGGATCTGATGGGTTAACTGCTTTAACGAGTGGACCCATGTTAACATAAAGTGAATCTGTATCGATCGCAATAACATAATCTTTGTCAGTCTTAAGAATCTTATTCATGGCACGATTCATATGTTTCTCAGCCCAGCGGATAGTAAGCTGGCCGGACAACGTAATAGCTTCAGCAACTTGCATATCAAAATATCTGAAGTATTGATTACCAAGTGCACCATAAAGACTATTCAAAAGAATTTTGACAGCCATTTGTGTATTATCTAGAATATTTATCTCACGTTCAAGTTCTTTGCTTGGATTTTTTTGATATTCTGCTTGAGCCGTAAGCATTTTCTTTTTGACAGACTTACGTTCATTATAGTAATCGACAATGATACGTGGTAGAATACCTTGCTTATCTTTACGAAACATTGAGCCATTGGCCGCTATAGCGACATCTTTATCATGCCAAGCATAGTGTACTGGATCACCGTCAAGTAAATATTGATCAACTTCACCGGGAAGTTTAGCATCTTTCACCAAAGTTTCGGGTGACATATTGTACTGTACAATGAGATTAGGATACAGTGAGTTTAAATCAAAAGAGACTACCCAGTCGTGGGCGCCAACATGCGGTTCTTTTACAAAGCCACCGGGATATGGATGTTTATGTTTATCTTCACTGGGTGGTGGTACGATATTATCTTTGAGTAGATAGTTATAGATAATGCTATCCCAGATTGCGGTAGTGCCAAACGTGTCGGTAAAGTTTACTTTACCTTTATACGCAATAGTCATAGCCCGTTCGGCCAAACCCATTTGTTTATCAAGGCGATCAACGAGATCTACGTCACGAATGTTATAGTCAATAAACTTTTGGTGATCGTGTTTATATAAACCATGCAGTGTACCATATTCTTCGTAGCTGAGTTTCTTTTCACCAAGTACTGTGCTTGAGATATGGTCAAGTGTGTATGATTCTTGAGTACCATACACGTAATCAAACTTTTGGAATAGATCAAAGTAATCGAGTTGTTGTACACCAGTAATGTCATACGAATCGAGTTGCTTACCTTTTACCGATAGCTTACGTTGAGATACTAATCCCCAAGGCGAAAAGCGTTTAACACTTTCATCACCAATTACACGATATACACGATTAATAAGATATGGAATGTCAAATAGTCTTACGTTCCAGCCAGTGAT